CCACTCAATAATCATTTCTAGTTGCTCATGTGTTTTATTTATATCATCATATCTACCACACCATGTAGCTACTATTTTATCACCTTCTACAAAAGTTTCTAAACCTTCTAATGTTTCTTTTGTTACTTCAACAGGATTTTTATAAACTATAATACTACAAAGTGAATCTGATGTAGTTGTTTTACCTTCTGAGACAGGGTCAATAGAAGCATAGTAAGTTCCAAAACTAGGATTCTTTATAGGTCTTTCCCATACAGTAAGTACACCACCTTTATCCTCTCTTTTTTTATTTACAGGAAACTCTAAAATTGGTAGTCTTTTAGACTTAGTAGCACTAATACCTTTTTTATCTCTTTCAAGTTCTAAAAACTCATAAGAATATTGTTTATCTTCTATTCTTTTTAATTGTCTAGATAAAAAACTTTGTGGAAAAATAGATGCTTTTCTATATGCAAATGCTTCTGCAATATTTGTAGGTTTCTGAGATATACGTAATTGATACTGTTCAGGATCTAGTTCACGTTTCCAATCTGTTCTTTCTTTTTTTATTGCGTCAAGTGCATCATTTATTTTAGAGTTACCATAACTATCTATATAGGGAGGCATAGACCACTGCTCAGGTATAAATAAACCAGCTATACCTATTGTTCCTTTATCATCCATAAGATCTGTTTCAACACCTAGTATGCCATTTGCTTCTGGATTCATAATCATCCTCTTCAATGGTTCACACTGATCAAGATCACCCACTGATCCAGCAGCTATAAACTGTCCTGTTGTCATCATACCAGATGACATGGCTGGTCTAATATACTCATAAGTTTGATCCATTTTAGGCGCAATACCTGCCTCTTCATGAAAAAAATATGTACAAGGACCACCAACACCTGTTGTTGCATTTTTCTCAAATGATGCACCTTGTATTTTAGATCTAAGACCTCTTTGTGTTTTTCTATTATCTATTCTTACTTCAATCTTCTGCTCCCATAATAAAACTTTATCTGGATTGTTTGGTCTATACCATGCTGTATGTTCATTTAAAAATGTTGCATATTCATCTAAAAACTTCCAAGATCCTTTATCATTAATATAGTCTTTTAATGATGCACCAATTTTACATATAGATCCTTCTTCAAACCAATACTGATTTATAATTTTTGCCATATGAAAATAAGATGATGCTATCTGTCTTTTTTTAAGTATTGCTGCATGTTTACTTTGTAACTCTCCAAGTAATTCATATAATGCCATGTGATATTGTGCATCTCTTACTTTAGCAAAACCATACTTCTTTTCTTCTTTATCAAAAATTGGTAAGAAGTTTAACCACATATAGTAGTCTCTGGTTATATACCAAGCTTTATTTTTATTAATAAATATAACACCATTTCTACATTTATTTTTTTGATCTTCCCAATAAGTCATAAAATCTTTTGACCTCATTGGTTTATCACAATAAAAACCTTGTTTATTAAATAATGTAGCTTGTTCATTAAATAAATAAGAAGTTTCATCAAAAAGATACTGCCCAGGAACTTTAAAGACCTCATTAACAAAATCAATGAAGTCTTCTAAAGTTTCAAAATCAGTAACAGTCCATTTACCTTCTTTATATGTAGGAATGGATTTATACATTTATTCTTCTAATATAACCATTATAGCATGGTCAAACATAATCAAATGTGTTTCACCATCATGTTCCATTTCTCTAACAGCAGATTCTTCTAACCACTGTACAAAATCACCTACTTTAATTTCTTTTACTAAATTACCTATAGCAACAACAGTACCTTGAGGTATTTGTAATTGTTGTTGTTCTGGTAAAAATATACCACTATCTGTAGTTTCTTTTTTTGGTACTGGTTTAATTAGTACTCTGTTTCCAAATGGAGTTATTTTTTGTCCCATAATATTGATTTTTAGTTATTAATTACATTTGATCATAAGCAAGTCCTTGACCTCCACGGACAGAACTTTTTTGTTCATCTTTCATATCATTATATGCACCTTTGAATGATTGTCTTATTTGATCAAACTTAGCTGCAGTATTTACTAATGATGTTAAATTACCATCTCTACCATGTTCAATAGATGTGGTTTCCATATATCTTGCTAGTCTATCTAACATAGATTTGATACCTTTGTATGCTCTAAATGTTGGTGTCTGATATAAATCTTCACAAAATCTTACAGCATTTCTTATTGGCTCATCTTCTGGAGATTCTTCAAGTTGTATCTCATCTATAATTATTTCTTCTTTTTCATGTTCAGGCATATTAAAAAATGGATTCATATCAGGATCTGGACATGTCATATAAAATATATACAAATATACTTCCATATATGTATCAGGATACTGATCCATAATATTCTTTAATGTTTTCATAGAATAACAATGCTCTGATGGTATTACCTTACCATTTTGTACGTCAAATAGTTTTGCTAACATAGTGGATTATCTTTTATCCACATTATCAAAGATCTTATCTCATCTTTTAAATATGGTAAGTCATACATTTTAATATCTTCTAGTATTGGTTCACCTTGCTCATTGTACTCTACAATAGGGTATCCATACTTATCTTCTCCTTTCTTTTTAAAAGAAACATGTTGTAATACTAATTTTCCAGGTTTAAGTTTAGGATTATGTTTTAATATAATATACATGTATAAACTTAATTGTAAATTATAGTGATTTAAATTACAATCATCTAAATGTGTTAAAGGTTTAAACATTTTAGATGTTATACCCTCCCAATTAGTAAATCCTTTTTCTTTTATCTCTTTGTTAGTTTTATAGTCTGTTATATTTACTTTACCATTAACAATAGTAACCAAATCAGCTTGTCCACAAATACATGCTGATTTTAAATAAGCAAAATGCTCAGGGTATACACCATCACTTAACTTTTGATTAGGAGCTATTTTATAGCCGTTAGCATCAACTAATGGTCTTATGATAGGTACTTCTACTCCTTCACGTTCTATTGTCTTAAAATCAAGTAATCTATCTTCTCTTTCATTGTGATACCAATTACCTAATTCAATAGCACGTTTAGTTTCACTCTCCCATATTTCTATAATCTCTTCTGGTTTTAAACCATACCATTTAGATCTTTTATTTTTACATGCTTTTTTTGCAACAGCATCTCTATCAAATTTAGGTTTAAACTTTGAAATAAATGAAGTTACACTTGTCCAATTTATTTGATCTTTTTCTAGATTCTCATCTAAACTTTCATATATATGTCCTTTTTCTTTAAATACTACCGGCATCTTCTGAGTCTTTTAAGTTTCCATCAAAACTTTGTTTTTTAATTTGTTTTTCTTCTTCTTCTGACATAACTGCATTCCATTTCCCTTTAGGACATGAAGATGCTAATGCTCTTAATTTAAAACCTAAACTACATCCACAGTCAGCACAACAAGGTTGCGTTTTAGGAACGGCACAATTTAGTCCATGTCTATCTAAATGTTTACATTTTAAACAATGTTGCCATCTATCTTTTGCTATATCTTCAACATATTCTTTTTTCCAGATCTTATTTTTAACTCCATCAAAAACTTGATCTATATGTTTTACAGCATTAAGTAATTTACCTATTCTCATTTTTCCAATTTTTTTTTGTTAAAAGTTCTTCATTAACACGTGCATTAGCTTTCTCTAGTTTTTCTAATTTTTCTTTTACTGGTAAATGTTTACCATATCCAGAATATGTAGTTTTTTCCATATTACCTAGCATATCCTTATGTCTTTTTATAGATTTCTCTAATCTATTCTTTCTTAAAATAAAAGTACCAAGATTTGGTAGGAGGACTCTAGTATTATCTAGTTCCTCTAGATTCTTTCTAATATTACCGTAAAAGAATCTAACCAACTCTTCTACCAAATCTGGATGTACTTCACATTCTGAAGCTATTTCTTTGAAATAACTTTTGTAATTCTCTGGGTATAGTTTATTCTGCAATACTCAAAAATTTAAAGTCTAAGAAAATAACACCTTCATGTTGTAAATTCATATCTTCTATAATGCTTATCTTTTTACCATCCTTAATAACTAAACCTTTTAATTTAGCTTTTTGAATAGCATTCCTACAAGATTGAGGACTTTTAAATATACCATCTTCAGATATTAATTCACAAAATTCAGTTAAAGTAACACTACCTAGTTTTGCTAACTTACTTAAACAACTAAGATCAGCAGGACTTATTTGAATATTATTTAAAAAACAATATGTCAAAATCTGATACTTAACAATATCAGTATTACTTAATTTTACTTTCTTATCAACTTTAGTTACTACAGCCATGTTTTTGCAATGTCTTTACTTTCTATTAAAGTATAAGTAAAACTATTACCCCATACAGCTCTTGCCTTTCTCATGATTTTCATAAATTTAGTCCAATCATCATTTGCAGCAATTACTTGACAACCTGCAGACCATTTATCTACTTGTGTAGATTTTTTACCTGCATATTTAGTTGCTCTGTGTATATTGATACCAAATAAACCTGTCATAGTATTATCATTATTTAAATTATAATACTCATCTCTATTTGCATCTCTATATACAGTAACATCTCTACATTGACCTAATGCTTCATACCTACCTTGATGTTTTCTAATCTTATGAGATCCTGGATACTGACCTTCTTTTAAGATAGCCACACCTTCCTTTCTCATAATATTTTCAACCCAATGAGTTCCCGGATCTGTTGTACAATCCATTTCATGATATTGCCATATACCATCTTTTTTAAATGATACAGTCATAAGATCATCAAATCTATTTGTAACTTTATTTTTAGTTTCTGTATTTCTAATACCAACTATATTTACATTATAATCTCCTTGCTCAAAAAACTTATATCCTTTAAGTTCTAAAGCTCTTTTTATATGATCTAAACTATATTTCATGATGTACGTTTTAATTGTCTTTTAATCTCCTCTGCCGCTCTTTCCCCTGACATTTTTGCGGGATCAATAGTCTGTGTATCTGCTGGACTAGATGGTGCCTCTTCTTCATTCTCTGGCGGTCCTGCCATAGTTTGAGCTACAAACATTTGTGCTTGTAATCTTTCTGCACGTGTTTTTTCAATATCCCTTAATAACTCTTCATATTCTAATTGAATCTTAAGATGTGGGATATTACTTTCATAATACTGAGAAATCTCTTGTCTCTTTAAGTCTAATTCTTTCTTAGACATATTGACGATATAACTCTTAGATAAGCCTAACTTCCTAGAAGCCTCGCTGGGGATTGAATCCAGTATAGTTTTACGTTTAGCTTCTGCTTTAGCCGCTTTTTTCTCTT